GGGCCCATAGTTCGCAAGCCTGTGGATAACTAGTAATGAAATATGACCATTTTTTTATTTACATTTAATCCCATAAAATGCTAGAGTGTAGACATGTTAAACGAAACAATAAAACGGTACGCAGTTCTTGCGGTGACCAAGTATGAACATACTAGTAATGGTTATTACAGTCATAACCTAAAAGTATTTCATTCTCGTGCTCATGCTCTTGAGTTTATCAACGCGATGAACACTGCTTCCAAATACGAGGACGATGACAAAGAGTATTTACTCTATGTTCTCGAACCCGAACCAAACACAAAATAATTTAGAGACGGGGGCTTATGCCCCCGTTGCTTCGCTCTTTAACATCGTAGAAAGGATATAAAATGGGAAAAGTAAAACAGTGGGGAGTTGAACAGGCAGAAGCTGATTACAATCAGATTGCTACAAGTTCAATCAAAGACTACTCGAACTTCGACGCTTGGAATTCTTATATGCAAACCAAGCACCACCTGTTCACACTCTTGTACGAGGACGAGCAAGTTCTCGAAGAAGTGAACCGCGAACAGTGGGACGAGTTCCAAGACCTACACAAAGACTAACAAGATTTAACTTGGGGGTGCTCATGCTCCCCCAGGTCTTTTTAGAAAGGATAAACAATGACTAAAAAAGAAAAAGAATATATGTACGCACTTGTCAAGAGTGTAAGCGTAATTCAAGACTGTCTTTTTGAGATTGCAAAAAGATTAGAAAAACTAGAAGGGACAGAAGATGGAAGAACTCAAAACTAAATACCCTGAACTTGATAAGCTATTAGCTAAAGTATGGGGAGCAGGTGCAGACGCACTGCAAGAACTACAAGAGATGAAGGACCTTTACCAGGACCTAGGAAACGATGACCTGGATGAAGCCTTTGAAGAAATAGAAAACACACTCGATAGGGTTGAAGAATTAGATACACATCGAGACAAAATCAGAGAAGTCCTGGGTATGCCACCTATAGGACTAGGTGATTAGAAATCAGGAAGGGGCGCTTAGGCGCCCCTTTTTTTATGCAGCTCTGGGCTGTATTTTTTTTATTTAATTGGGTGGGTGGGCCCACAAGCCACAGGCACGGGGGTGGGTGGGCCCACAAGCCACAGGCTTGTAATTATTTATTACCCTTTTTTTCTTTTAATAAAAATTAATTCTGCTAACCTCTCAAATAGAAAGGATAAGTATTATGAATAATATAATCAATCTACAAGTAGACAAAGAAAAGGAATATATCGAGTACAATGGTAAAAAGATTAGAATGCCATTTAAAGGATATTTCAACGATCAACACATGGTGCAAACTACAAACCCTTGGAGTGGAGAAAGTGTATTTATTCCGAGGTTCGCGCAAGACGTTTATCATAAAATCAAAAATGCAGAATTACATCAAGACTATAAAACAATGCGCAAAGGTCTTGATTGGTTTCAAAAGCATTTCATTGATGAATACTTTGTGTTGTTGGACTAATGACTAAATTAACATTTAAATCAAGCGAGGGTCTTCAGACCCTCGCCGAGCAAACCTTAAAGACAACATTCTTTAAAATGCCTTACACAAATGAGACCACAAAAGAAAAAGGTCTTTGGCTTGTTAAAGATGAGGGTATTTATTTAATGAAAGCTTTTGCAGTATCTGAAAAGGATATGCCTATTGTCTATGCAGAAAGCTTTGATCCTTACAAAGATGAAGACGTTTGGGATAGATCAGTTGACGCTGTTGGTGGTGACGACTTTGCTCTATTTCTTCCGTTTACAACAATGGGTCTTAACCTCATGAAAAAAGGTGTTGATACTAGTGTTGAGGTTACTGATAAATATATCGAAGTCACATACTCAAAAGAATAAAACCTTAGTTCATAGTCCCCTATGGGGACTATGAACCACGTTCAAAACAGCCCGAGTTGAAAGACTCGGGTTTTTTTATGCCCAGGTCTTTTTTTTATTTTTTTGGGTGGGTGGGCCCACAAGCCACAAGCTGCTAGGGGTGGGTGGGCCCACAATTCACAAGCCCTGGTAATAATTTATTATCCTTTTTTTCTTGTATTATGGGATTTTATGGTATAGATTTTTATTAATTATTTTTAGAAAGGATAATTAAAATGAAATACGAAATATTCGAAGATACGGGAGGGACCTACCTCCAAGGCCACATTGATACGACATATGAAAATATTGTCAGTGTACTAGGCAAACAACACCACAACGGCGACGACTACAAAACGGACGCCGAGTGGAATATTAAATTTGAAGACGGAACAATTGCAACGCTCTACAATTGGAAGAACGGAAAAAATTATTGTGGTGAGGAGGGTTGCGAACTCGAGGATATTACCGAGTGGAATATCGGCGGACACAGTCCGCGCGCTAGGGACCTGTTGTTCATTCTGTTAAATAAATCCGATCATACTTTATTAGAAAGTTTGGAGGATGTAGTCGGACAGTTTCAGATGAAAAAGATTGATCAGAAACAAGTAGTTCAAACTTTGAAAAACTTAATTGAATTCTATGAATAAAAAAGAAGCAATTAAAATTACGGGGGGCTTGTCGAAGCCCTCCAAAATGCCAGGTTTTGCTTATAACCTACCCGCGACGCGTTGCAAAGTGGGGAGCAAGCTAGCAAAAATTCCTGGATCTGTCTGTCATGGTTGCTATGCGCTCAAAGGCCGTTACCGTTTCCCAAACGTCAAGGACGCATTGGAAAGACGTTACAAGCAAGCAATGACAAATAAGCAATGGGTTTTTGGTATGGTGTATTTAATTAATACGTCAAACAAAAAAGAATTCCGTTGGCACGACGCCGGCGATATTCAATCGTTGGAACATTTACAACGGATATTTCAGGTTTGCGAACTAACACCAAGTGTTAGACATTGGTTACCGACCCGCGAATCTGTTATCCTTTCTAACATCAACGTGGACGACGTGCCCGACAATCTAATTATTAGGTTGTCGGCGTCCAAGGTGGACGGCTCAGCCCCAAAGAGTTGGCCGTGGACCTCCACAGTTGTAACGAAAGGGAAAACGTGCCCTGCTGCCGAACAGAACAATGAGTGCAAAGATTGTCGCGCATGTTGGGATAAGTCAGTAAAAAATGTTGCTTACGGCAAACACTAAAAACATTCTCAGTTCTCTATCCCCTAAAGGGGATAGAGAACTACGTTTCGATTTGAAATATCCAGGTTTTATATATAAAAAGTTTTTTAGCTCACAAGCTACAAGCCGGGGTGGGTGGGCCCATAGCCCGCAAGCCACAAGTGTCAAGCAAATTATTTTATTTTTTTAGTTACTTATGGGATTTTCTGTGATAGTTTCTAAGCATGTCAAAGACAGCAAAAACGATTGTTCATGTGAACCAACACATGATCAAGCACAACCGGAAGCACGGCACGGAGTTTCCGGTTCTCACGGTGAAGCACAGAGGCAAGACCTACTATGCTCACGAAGTTATTTACCACCATCACTCAACCACGATGTATCGCCCGCACAACCCTCTCAGTTGTGGGGCCGTTTGTTGGGTGGAGACTCAAGGAGACGTCACTCTTTTCGATTGGACCGCGGTCCACAAAGAAACTCACCCGTCCATCAAGTCGGAGCGCAAGACGATGCGCCGACTCGGATCTCTATATTGGATCAACTCGGAAACCTCCGAGTTGGTCAAGGACGCCGACCCGAAGTTCGATGTCGAGCTCGGTACCGTCATCGATCACGAAAATTCCAAAGCTGCCCAAGAATAGGGCAGCTACCAACCAGGTTCACTCGGACCTGGGTAAATCTCATAATCTAAAAATCCGCAAGCCCACAAGCCACGGGCGGGTGGGCCCATAGTATACAAGCGCTCAAGCTTCAAGCTGCTCTTTGATCGCTGCCCATCCTTCCGCTAGTGGTGGGTGGGTGGGCCCAGAATTTACAAGCTCGCGAATCGCGGACCCCGGGTAAAGTTTCACGGATCGTGGAACGGGGGTCTTGACTAAGATATAGCTATCTTTGGGATGCTTATAATGGAACGCGATTTGATGGGGTGAGAAGCGTATTTTCTTACTAGTCGTTACTTTTAACTCTATGGTAAAAAATCCTTTTTTATCACTATATCCAAGTATATCTGGGATGCCAGCAGATGCCCAACTTTCTAGCCTTATCAAGGAAAATCCGTTAAGCTTTTCTTTCGTTTCTAGCCAGAAGGCTGACTCTGGTTTCAAAGTAATTACTCCACTAGGATTAGCATACGATATTTCTCTTTTGCACCGATAATTTGGTTCTCAACTAACTTAATTTCTTTGATATTAAACTCTCGTTGCAAAGGATTTCTACCTTGTGGTAGCACCATTTGTACTCTTGCATGACTACCAACAGGACTTTCACAAAACTTTTCTAAGACCTGGACTAAAGCCTTCGTAGTATAGGATGACATTCTAATGAAGTGTTTGTCTGTAGATACCTGTAAGGTGTTCGAATATTTCTAGCTGCTCGGGTGTCATTTTTTTCAAAACAGGGAGAATATGTTCTGCTCTAAAAAAATGAACAGGTTGTTGTTCTAAAATTTCGATAGCTTCTCTTAACTCTTCTGTCCATAATTCTTCTTCCTTTTTGTTTTTAAACTTCATATCTAACATATTATATTTTATAACCCTTCTTTCAAGTTAGAAGTGAGGGTTTGAAAAGACTATGTTTTTAGGAGGAACATGCTTTATGAAAACCAACAATAGCCCTCACTTCTAGTAAAACAATAACACAAATTACTTGCTTTTACAAAATATATTTCTTATAAGAAGTTATGGGTTTACCTAAAGTATTAACAGAACAGCAAATAAAATTTGCTACATTATTAGTGACAAATGAGGGTCGTAAGTCTCCAACAGAATGTGCTATAGAAGCCGGATATGCAGAGGGTTCTGCACATGTAAGAGCTTCTGAGCTACGTAATCCTAGAAGATTTCCCCTGGTTGTTAAATATATTGATGAAATTAGATCAGAGCTCCAAGAAAAGTACAGAGTAGATTATGGTTCTCACATCACAGAACTAGCTAGACTTCGAGAAGAAGCTAGAGAAAAAGGTGCTTGGTCAGCAGCTATCAATGCGGAAGTAGCTAGAGGTAAAGCAGCTGGGCTGTACATTGAACAAAAAATTATTAAACATGGGAACAAACTTCTATTAGAACACGATGATGTTGAAACTTTAAAAGAAAAAGTAAAACATCCTCGAGAAATAAGAAAGGTAAACGAAGATGAAATCATTATCGAAGAAGAGGAAACTCCAACATCTTGATCTGTTCAGTGGTATTGGTGGTTTCTCTCTTGGACTAGAAACTGCAGGTCTTGCAAACACCGTAGCTTTTTGTGACATAGATAAATACTGTCACAAAGTTCTCAATAAACATTGGCCTCATGTGCCAATCTTCTCAGATATAAAGGAGTTAAATTATGAAACACTTAGATCAAATGGAATTAATAACATCGACATCATCACAGGTGGATACCCCTGCCAACCCTTCTCAGTCGCCGGACTTAAAAAAGGTGAGCAAGATCCGAGACACCTCTGGCCAGAGTATTTTAGACTTGTCAAAGAACTCCGACCAACTTGGGTTATTGGAGAAAATGTTAGTGGACACATTAAACTCGGTCTCGACACCGTACTCGAGGACTTGGAGAGTGAAGGTTACTCCACAAGGACGTTTAGTATTTCAGCTTCTGGCGTCGGCGCAAACCACAAAAGAGAAAGAGTCTGGATTATGGCCCACTCCAACGACGCAAGAGATAGAACATCCAGACATGAAATTAACGGAGACAGGGAGAAGATTGTCAAAGAATGGCAAGAGCAGTCACAGTTTAAATCTGGCAGACAAAGTCAGAATATGGAGAACGCCAGACGCTCACTGCGGGAGGGGACCGAGTTCGAAAGAACGAATGCAAATGAAACTAAAGAAGGGGATGCCAATCAGTCTGAACGATCAAGTGGCACATCCGAATTTAATGTGGCCGACTCCCAACGCGAGAGATTACAAAGGTCAGAACAGTATGAAACACATACAGGAGAAACCGAGACACAATTCTCAGCTTCCCAATCGTTTGAAACAACGGGGGATCACTGGTCAGTTGAACCCGACGTGGGTCGAGTGGCTCATGGGGTACCCAACAGGGTGGACCGACTTAAATCGCTAGGTAATAGTCTAGTTCCTCAAATTCCTTTTCTAATTGCAAATTGTATTAAACAGATAGAAGGACTAGACAGCCTTTAGGAATTCTATCTTTATTACAACACCTTTCGGTATGACTTGGGCCCGTCCAAATAAATCATCTTCGTCGTAGTGGTCCTTGTCTGCCGATATGGTTATACTATCCTTATCCTCTTTAACTAAATATCCAAGTGATGAAACAGTGCAAGGTTTACTTGATAGCAGCTCTTCTTTGCTTTGCCAACCAGATAAAGTGCATTCATTTGTATCCAACCAAACGACATTTACTATTTCCATATGCTCACTATAAGGGAGATTTTAGGCAAATCAATTTTTTTTCTGAAAAACCAAAAACCTACGCGCGCCAAGCTAGGAGATTGAAAAGTGTTGAAAAATATAGCTTTTTTGAAATCTACTCTACCACGTCTACCACGGCCGTGGTAGACCAAAATCGTGCTATTATTGTTGAAAAATAAGGTGTTTTCTTACTCTACCACCACTACCGGGGGTTTCAGCTATTTTTTTATTTTTAAAAAAATGTTTTCCCAAATCTCCCCTTATACGCCGGTCATCCACGCTCCACGGCCCACGTACCAATAACCAAGAGAAATGAATAACCAAAAAGAAAACTACGAAAAAGAACAGATGAACTATAACGTCCGTGTCTGTATCGAATGCCACGGCACAGGGAAGATCGAGAAGCTACCCTGTCCTTTTTGTGACGGACGGGGTGAGCTCGATCGTGTCAAAACTAAAGAGTTCGACGAATAAAATTAGGAAGAGAACCTTCCTCTTTGAACCAGGCGTAGGCAGCTTTCCAATCTTTCTTGTACTCTGCTTTTAAGAAGTTTTTAAACTCTTCTTCTTTTTGATCTTCGCTCTTAAATAAATTTAAGAAGTGATCCTTTGCTTTTTTGGTTAGATTAAACATTTCAATATCTCCTTTCATGGCCCATGTTCTAACAAAAAGTCAAGAGAAAAGAATTGCTGATTTTTAACACCAGGTATGCTAAACTACGCGTAGAAAGGCGATAGACATTAAAACAGGAAAGGTTTATTTCGTGTATAATGGTAATACAATCTATAGAAATCTAGTCAATTTTTAACAACAGTATTCACTCTGTCGTCTTTCGACTAAAAAACGTCTTCT